AGGAGCACATCCGCGCGGCGTGGTCGCACATCAGCATGCCGCGAAACGCCGCGAAGTACTCCGCCGCGGACCTGGTGAAGGTCAGGGCGCGAATTCGCGCGGCTATGCAGCGCATCGGCGCGGAGGTCGCGGCAGCCCCACCGCTAGTCGCCGCCACGCACACGATCACCCTGACCGACGTGCCGCCGCGGGAGTGGTTCACCGAGCCGATCGACGTACCGGCCACCGGCGCGCTGACCGTGACTAGCGAGGGCCGTGTGTACGGCTACCTGGCGCCGACGGGTGTCCGACACCGGTCGTTCCAGGACTCCGCGCGGTACGTGCCGCTGCGGAACGTCGACTACTCGCGCTTCCACGGTGGCGAGACGATCGTCGCGGACGGTGGACGCGTCGTCACCGGCCCGGTAACGATGAACTGCGCACACATCCCGGCGGTACCGGGCATCACGGCCGCGCAGGCGTCCGACCACTACGAGAACTCCTGCTCGGTGGTTGCCTCGGTCTGCGTCGGCGAGTCGCGGACCGGCGTCTGGGTCGCCGGCGCGCTGATGCCGGGGGTCACGCCGGAGCAGGTCACACGCATGATGAACTGTCGCCTGTCCGGCGACTGGCGCCCGCACCTCGACCGTCCCGGTTGGCGTGAGCTGACCGCCGCCCTGCTGGTGCCAGTTCCCGGGTTCCCAATGGCACGCACAGCCGCCAGCGTCCAGGTCGCCGACGGCGCACTGGTCGCGTCCAGCGTTCCGGTCCAGTACGAGACACCGGAGCCGGTCGAGGCCCCGAGCCTGCGCGACACGGCGCGTGAGATCGCGGAGGCGCTGGGTCTGGACATGGGATCGCGGGTTGCAGTGCTCCGGGCGCGCGTCGAGCCGACGGCGGCCGAGCGCGTCGAGGCGCTGCGGACGCGCGTCAAGAGGGCGCGCTACCGCTATCCCCGGGCGTACGTCAGCGAGCTGAGCGCGCGTGTGGCCATGGACGGCTTTCACCCGGGTCAGCACCGCGACAGTCACGGACGCTGGGACGGTGGTGTCGGTGGCATCATCAAGCGAGCTGCCGAGGACATCGTGTTCACCCGGGACGAGCGGTTCAGGGGACTGAAGGGCCGCCGGGCTCGCATTCGGCTGAAGGACGACACGGCCGTCGAGGGTGTGATCACCGGTCCGGCCGAGCACGGTGACGGCGTTCGCGTCAAGCTCGACAGTGGTGACGGCCACCGTGACGTCCAGTCGAGCACCGTTCGCAGCGTCACACCACTCGGAAATGTTGACGAGGCGCGCGCGGCGGGTCTGCCGCCGCTGAGCGACGAGATGAAGCGGCGTGTGGATGAACTTCAGCGCCAGCTCCGGTCACGTAGGTAGAACTAGGAAAGGATGTTCAAGTCATGGGATGCCCCTGCAGGGACAAGGCCAAGGACGCGGTAACCAGCGCGCAGCAGGAGCAGCAGACGCCTCCCGCGCCGCAGCCGGCCGACGCCGTGGTGGCGTCCGGAGGCGGGCAGCGCTAGCCACAAAACCGTGTGACCTTGCACTGTGCGAGGTCGCCCGATACTGTGGTACACGAAACGGGCCGCAAGTCATTTACGTTAAGTCCACACAGCTAGGACTGGAGTGTACGTGGACGAGAACGAGGCTGTGGCCTTTCCCGAGAACCTCGACTTCTCGGCATTCTCCGGCGACGAACTGACATCGTTCGAGACGCGGGCGACGGCCGAGTTCACAACACTTGCCGCTCGCGAGGACATCGACGAGGCCGGCATCGACCGCCTCACCGAGCTCGCGGACGGCATCGACGCCGCTCGCGCGGCACGCGAGTCCGCCGCCAAGGCCGAGGCCGAGGCCGCCACGAACCGCGACAAGGTCGCCGCGCTGACCACGCGCGTCGCGGCGCACGTCGAGGCGCCGCCGGCACCGACACCGGCACCCGCCGCGGCACCGCCCGCGCCGGCCAAACCCGCCCGGGCTGCCAAGGCCGCGGCGGCGCCCACGCCGACACCCGCGCCCGCAGAGGAAGACGAACCCGAGGAGGAGCAGGCGGCACCGGCCGCGGCACCCTCGCTGGCCCGGGCGCAGGAGCGCGCCCCGGCGGTTCCGGCCGGTCGCGCCGAGTCCCTGGCGATCACGGCCGCCAGCCCCACCACGAACGTCCAGATCGGGGCGCCGTTCCCGGACCTGGACGCGCTGGTGGCGGCGACGCAGTCGCACGCCCGGGCGCTGGCTCCGAGCCACGGCCACCCGTCGTACCTGACGGTCGCGACCGTGAACAACGAGTTCGACGCCGTCCTGGACGGGGACCGCACGTCGGTCTCCGAGCTCGAGCGCATGCTCGATCACCTGCGGCGTCCCGAGGCCGTCGAGGCGTTGGTCGCCGGCGGCGGCTGGTGCGCTCCCAGCCAGATCAGGTATGACTTCTTCAACCTGGTCTGCGAGGACGGCATGGTCGACCTGCCGACCTTCGGCGTCAAGCGCGGCGGCCTGCGGTTCCCGACGAGCCCCAGCCTGGCCGACGTCTTCACCGGAACGTTCAACGTCACGACGAACCCGTGGCTGTGGACGGAGACGGACGACGTCGCGACCGTCACGGGCTCACCCAACAAGCCGTGTGTCCGGGTTCCGTGCCCGTCGTTCAACGAGGAACGGCTCGAGTGCTACGGCATCTGCCTGACGGCCGGCAACCTGACGGACAACGCGTACCCCGAGTCGACGCGCAACCACCTCAAGCTGCTCATGTCGGCGCACTACCACGCCATGAACCAGCGGTACCTGCAGCGGATGACCTCACTCTCCACGGCGACGATCAACGTCACGGGTGCGCCGGCGGCGTACGGCACGGGCATCCTGGCGGACGCGCCGGCCGCGGTCGGACTGGCGGCGCAGGACTACCGGACGAAGTACGGGATGTGCGACAACGACGTCCTCGAGGTCGTCTTCCCGCGCTGGCTCCGGGACGCGATGCGTGTCGACCACCTGCGCCGCACCGGTTACTGGGAGGGTGCACTCACCGACGCCGAGATCGACGCCCTGTTCCGGGCGTTCGGGGTCCGCGTCCAGTGGGTTGCGGACTACCAGGTTCGCACGACGGGTCTCTTTGGCCAGTCGACCGGAATCAACAACTGGCCCGACGCAGTCACGTTCATGATCTACGCCGCCGGAACCTTCCTGCGCGGCAACGGCATGACGCTGGACCTGGGTGTCGTACGTGACTCGGTGCTCAACGCCGAGAACGACTTCACGGCGGCCTGGTCCGAGGAGTGCCACCTGATCGCCCGCGTTGGCCACGAGTCGCGCCAGTACACGATGCCGGTCTGCGTCGCCGGCCGCACGGGTGCCGCGAACATCGACTGCACGATGGTCTAAGTGGAGGCAGCCAACCACTACGAGGAGACGGGGTGAGGATCGGTGGTCAACGCACGCAACTACGCGGCGGCGCCGGTCTTCACCCCGCTTCCGTTTGGGCTCCTGGCCACGTTCGCCGATGAGCTGCGCTCGGACGTCGACGGCCACTGGCAGAACGGCATCACGTACGAGCCGCTCTGCGGCGTCTCCAGCACAACGTATGAGAAGTGCTTCTCGGTGACGGGTGCCGGCTTCGCGCTGGCACCGACACCGCCGCCCAAGGTCGCCACGGCAAGCCTGAGCACGCGCGGTGCGACGCCGTTCACGGTGTTCACCGAGGTCGACTGCTCGGCTAACGGGTTCTGGGACCGCGCCGAGACGCTGGTGGGCGCCGGTCTCAACCGGACCGAGCAGCTCCAGGTTGAGCGCGCGTTCTGGACCGGCGTGGCCGGTGGCCGCAGCGTGGTGTGGCCCCACCTGGCCGCGAACGCGATCGTCCTCGACGAGACCAACATCACGATCCAGACGGCGGCCACGACGGTCTCCGGCGGGGCCGCGGTGACGTACGACGTCGTCGAGGGCATCGGTCGGCTCGAGGCCGAGATCGGTGCCTGCTACGACGGCGTCCCGACACTGCACGTTCCGCTGGTGCTGCTGGAGGCGTTCGCGGCCAACATGATGCTCATCCGCGACGGCAACCGGTACCGAACCCCGGCCGGCTCGATCGTGGTCTTCGGAGCCGGCTACCCCGGGACTGCGCCGGACGGCAGCGCGCCGCCGGTCGGCACGACGTGGGTCTACGCGACCGGTGCGATGGTGATCTACCGGGGCAACCTGCGAGTCATCCCGCGCGACCAGTCGATCGACCGCGCAGAGAACACAGTCAAGGCGATCGCCGAACGCACATACGTCATCGGCTGGGACTGCTGCCACTTCGGGGCGCGGATCTCGACCGGCGGCGTGGTGAGTGGCGCGGCGGGTGCACCGTGATGAGCCGGACCGCGAGCTAGGAGAGAGAAAGTGGTAGCATTCTGCGCGTCCGCGATCCAGGCCCGCGTGGCCCGGCTGATCAAGCTCGACGTCTGCGGCAACCCCGTCACGGGTGCGTCCAGCGCGGTCGTGACTACGGATGGCTTCATCAGCATTCAGCCCAACCCGCAGTACCTCGACGGCGAGGAGCACCAGCAGCGCAAGGCCAACGGCGCGCTCTGCCTGTACCAGAAAGATCCGTCGGAGCTGACCCGCGTCGAGCTGGCGATCAACTGGTG